AATCAAGACAGGGAAGTTAGAGACGATGCTTGGAGCAAAGTTATGGCTATTACAAACGCTGTTGATAGTGAAGGCAACCTTATGTACCCTAACGCAAAAAAAGACTTGCTACAGCACTATTTCGCGTCTCAGGGACTAGCGGACAAAGTTAGTTCTCCAGTATCTTTGGCTATAGGATTAGGTAAAGAAATAGGAGATGGGGGTTTTATTCCTTTTTATAATAGCACAGGAAGTGCGTCAGGTTTTTCTGTAGATGACTTAGGTGCTAATTATGCAGGAGCAACAAATATGCCTTTTGATGAAGCATATGAAAGAGGTATGTTTACACACACCGAGACCAAGGGCAACATTAAAGGCTATGGTCAAGGTGAGGTAAATAAAGTATTAGACAAGTATAAGTAATTAGTGAGTTTTAGTCTCAGTGAAAGACAAGAGAGCATCATCTATATGTAGATAACCTACTTCTTTATCAATCCACTTACTCCCTCTGAACTCTGTGTTTTGGGGGAGTTTTTTTATGTGCCATTTAAAATCATAGCCTTCTTCTTCTTCCTCTAGATTAGCAGGGTCGAAGACATAAACAATATGACTGTTTGGTTTGTTGTCGGGCATAGATACCGCGTACCAAAACTCAAACTTATGTTCTTTAGCAAAGTCTTTATTCCAGTCATACTTCATTTTTTCAATAATAGTGTCAGGGTAGTGTTTATTCCTACACTTAATTTCTAACATAATGCCGTTCTTTTTATCAAAAGCATCATATCTAGAAAACTTATCATCCATAGGTTCAAAGTTATATTTAAAACTATTGAGTGCTTTTATAATTGTAGATTCATTCACTTACTTTCTCCAATCTGTTCTCCAAAGTCTCGGATTAACTTTTTTATTCCGTTTCTTTAAAGAGTGGTATAACTTGGAAGTCCCATCCATACGGACGAGACCCCAAGTATTTTTAGGTGGTTTACTTTCCGCCACTCGTTATATCTTTATCGAGTAGTTTCCAAACAATACCAGCGGCAATAATACCTGCTAGTCCTGCGTTACCTAAGGTCCACACTATATCTAATATAGAACCAATTACATTCCCAGTTAGGAATGCTACCTTCTGACCAAAGATAATTTGTAGTACAATTGATAAACTGATTAGTTTGATACCTACATCTATCGCACCATCAGCACCGTTTTTAAGTTTCTCTAACATATTTTACTCCTTTATTTATTTGTAAAACAATCGGCTATACAAGCCACCCCTTCCTAAGAGCATTTAGCCATATTACTATGTAAACTAAACACCCTGTAGAAACCATTCCCGCTACAAAGTAAGCGGTGTATAAAATGTTCTCTAGTATTCTCATATCTCCCACCCTGTACAATTTATACTATTAGCAGGAGAACACTTTAACTGTTGTTGTTGTTCATCCATTTTATCTTGTAGTGTAGTACAGCCTGTCAAGTTAATGACAATCACTTGTAACGCTATTATTAATAATATAGTTTGTATCATTCTATGTCCCTCTCTTCTTCTTTTGGTACATACACTTCAACAAAACAACCACACTTAGGACAAGATAAGTTAGATACTATACAATAATCTTCACTCTCCTCTTCGATGTCGTGGTCTGCTCCCCATATTAATTCTGTTTTACAATGCCAACAATTCATTCTATGTCCCTCTCTTCTTCAACTAAATCAACAAGTTCACATACACTACCAGTACAGGCTAGTGTCTTAGTGCCTACAGTCATATCTGTAAGTTCATACTCACTAATCAAATCCCAGTCTACTGCCTTAGGCATCTTCTTAGCTAGAGCATCGTGTGTCTTCTTATCACACTCCTCATATGGTGCTTGCTGATATGTGTGGTCTGAGTGAGGTAGGAAACTAACACCTGATACTTCATCAAAGTGTTTGTATACCCACGCACCTACTTCCATCCACTCGTGTTCTCTAACACTAATCGTTACACTAGGCTTGTGCTCACAGTAATATCTTTGATACATAAGCCATAGCTCTAGTTGTTCGATAGCGTTCCTCTCGTTCCTAGTAACAGCACCTTTGGGAGCTTTCATAGGGAAAGAGAATACCTTGACGCTGTTAGGTTTCATAACATCAGCTTCAGCAGGTATACCTTGGTCTTCCATTAGCTGTGCTATAGGGTCTTTAGAATCTGCTCTAACCCTACGAATGTAGTAATCACTATGTCTAGTATGAATACCACTAGCACTATCAACTAATTGACTGACCGTGCCACTAGGTTTAATAGCAGTAGTAGCAGTAGCTTGTTTAATGCCTAGTAGCTCTGACCAATGAGCATTAGTCTTAACAGATTCTTTTCTAAGGTCAGATAAAAAATCAGGTAGGCTACGCTTACCATAGTATCCTCTACTATCGTCATTACTATAATTCATAAAAGCATTATCCATAATACCAGTAAGAGATACACCTAGTAGTGCTTCCTCTTCTGTATTGTGTACCCACTTAGGTCTCAATCTCTTAAGGTTAGTAAGTGATGCTTGGAATGTACCCAGTATAGTAGCTAGTCTAACTTTACGGAGTATATCCTTCTGCGTGTCTTCCGCTCTTACAACTACTTCAGTAAGATTACAGAATTGACCATCTCTCAGTATGATTTCACTACAAGGATTACAACCGAAGTCGTGCTCAGTATCACGTCTACCAATAGACTCTACTTGTTTGATAGCGGCTTCTCTATTAAAGATACCACGCTCACCAGACTTAGACTCATATAAAGAAGTCCATTCTTTCATAAAGATACCAATGTCAGGCTTCTCTGTATAACATACACTATTATTACTTAGAGCCATCTCTGGTGTATCAGACCACCATTGACCAGACTTAGCATTACGCATACGCTCATCAGTTAGATTAGATAAAGAGATTAGGGCACTTCGTCTAACACCGCCCACTACAACTACCTCTGCAATCTTACACATCATTCTATGACATTCATAACTAGTCAGCTTACGACCACCTGCTTCTTTAAAGATGTTAGTAGCAAAGTTAAACAAATCTAGTAAAGGCTCAGGACCTGACGCTCGACCACCAAAAGTAGCTAATCTAGCACCCTTAGGTCTAACCTTAGAGAAGTCCCACTTAGGCATCTCACCATCATATAAATAAGTAATCAGCTTACGGAAAGCAGACTGCCACCCTTCCTTAGAATCCTGTACGACAATAACATCCTCTATATCGACCATATCTGTTGGTACTTCGGGTAGTTTGTTGACGTGTTGTCTCTCTACGCTGAACCCTACGCCAGTACCGTGCATCAATATAAATAGACACTCATCAAATGCTTTCGGGTGGTCTACACTAAGGTAAGCACAGTTGTACCCTGCTATATTATTCTTAGCAAGAGCAGGACCTGCGGTCATAAGAGCTCTCATACTAGGCATAACTTCTAAGTTACATACTGCTTCCTCAAGTATCTTCCTAGTCTTAGGTACTAACTCTTGGTTTGTATTCTCTTTTAAATGTTGCTCCATAAAATCAAAGTAACGAGCAACGGTTTCTTTCCAAGTCTCTCTCCGCTTCTTCTCAGGTAGCCACCTTGCGTACCTGCTAAGGGCAATAAAGTTTTGGTAATCGTTTGGTAATTTATTCAATTTATTCATCCTCCATTGGGTCAATTTCAATGTTAAGCATCTTGCTTCCATCATCATCTAAGTAAGTATTATATTTTAGTCTTCCGTTTCTGTGCATCTGGACAGCATCAGTTATCCCTCTATCATAACATTTAGTACCGTGTCTCCACAATAAGAATCCTCCCATTGTAAGCAATACTAATATAAGAAAGATAAAGTTTTCAGTAGGTATCATCATCATTATCGTCAAACTCCTCTCGTTTATCTATCAGTTTATCTTCAAACTCGTGTAGCAACTCTTCAGTTGTTATGTCGAGTATCTCACACATAGTGCAAGGGTCTATAGCTTCTTGGACTATTCGTTCTTTTAACTCATTCAAAGTTAGAGCCATACTGCCCTCCTTCGTGTTCTATGAGCTTATCTAAGAACCAACGAGCTTTCTTTAAATCTTCTATGCCATTTTTATATCGCCAACGACATATGTATTTAGTTACACTTGCTGTAAGGTAGTCCATATCTTGGTCTAAGATAAAATCTATGACCTCAATATTACCTTGTTTGTAATGGTTAGGATTTATTTTATCTTCGTCCATTCCTTTAACTCCTTTATTTCTTTTGTTGAGAATATTTTGATGTCGTACTTCTCACACCATTTTCTATAGGTTATCTTGTTACCCTTAGCTACCTTAGAGTCGGGGCGGGGCATCAGAAATATTAACTCCTTGCCTTCGAATCTCATCTGTTCAGCAATTGATTTATACTTCTGTCTATCCCCACTCCTAAAGAACCCTTTAACTTCTATATGATACTTACCCTTAACAAAGTCAGGAGTATAGTTCTTTCGGATAGTATAGGCTATCCTACAAGGCTCATATTTCCATTCCTTTCCTAACGCTAAGGAACATTCTTTCTCTAGCTTACTGCGAAATTTTGTTGCCATCAGCATCTACCTCTAAAACAGACGGAACAAACTTGACCTCAGTTAAGTATCGAGGTCCTGTCGAATAGATAAAGGTTCTTAAGTCTTTACCCCAACATTCGTGTTTGTAAGCACAGTAACTACATCCAACTGCTAACTTCATATTACCTGACTTACCGTCAGCAATTGGTTCATAACATCTCTCAGGCGGTGTCTCAGATTTAACTACTTTCTTTATATTTTTAATTCGTTCTTCTATAGAGAAAAAGTTTAACTTCGACCAGTACCATTGAGATTCATCAGCCATATCATACTTGAGGTATGTTAGATGTCCGTTAGTCTTATCCATAACTAACCAACCTACATCTGTCACACCCTCTGAATGGGCATAGCCTTTGATTTGGTCTACATATCCAAAGGGGTCATCATTAATGAGTGAGCCATCTTTGAATTTCTTAAAGCCATAAGGTGACGCTGACTTAACATCTGTCAATACACCGTCAATCTTACAGTCCATAGAGCCTTTGATACCATCTACTTCTGCTTGCTTCTGTTCGTCTGTC